GGCGGGATTGTGAGTATTTCAATGGCGACGTGAGAAAGCTTTGGCGGATGAAGCTGAAGATTGCGCGACAGAGATTGCGTGATGAAATTCGGGGGAATCAATGACCGATCCAAACGAACTAACGCGATTTGACAGGATGACTCTTGAAGCGGGGTGGACGTGTTTGTATTTAGAGACGCGCCGTGGTTTCGCTTCGGCGGCATGGTTCATTTCGGCGGAACAGTCGTTCAAGATTATTGAGTCGGCACGACTTCAGGAAGCGGCGGAAACGCACCTGTCAACGTCCGTGTTTGATCGGTGGATGGCGTTGCGCGAGGGGAAACTGTGAAATGTCAAAGCGCAAGTGTACGCACTGTGGAACAGAGAATCCGAAAGTGGTTTGTTTCGTTCTTGCGCTCATGTTCAAGGATTACGTTTGTATCGATTGCAGCCAAAAGGCCGCGTGGTTTTTTGCCGCCGCTTGGAACGCAACGAAAAAGGGGAATGGGTATGCGAGTGACAATCCCAGCGCAAGTTAGTTTCGAGCATTTGATTGATACGTTCTGTCGGTCGGCTCCGCAAGTCGATGCTTGCGAGTACACGCGATTCGACATTGACCGCATAAGCCGGGCGCTGGGATACATGAACGCTAAGCTTAGCGAGTACGAAAACAAACAGGCGCTTCATCAACTCGCGCCTTAGCAATGAGCAAAATTCAAACACAAGCAATTCTGATTTTCAAGCGGTTTCTTGACGTGTTCGCGCGCGAGTGTCTAAAGATCCAGACAAAAGCGGGAACACTTGTTCCGTTCGTCTTCAATCGCGTCCAGCGCAAACTATGGCTCTTGCTTCAGGAAGACTTGAAGGCCGGCAAGCCTATCCGATGGTCAATTCTCAAGGCGCGACAAATGGGAGTATCAACTTTCATCGCCGCGCTGTTCTATTGGATCGCTTCCTTTCACGCCCACAAGGGATGCCTTGTCGTTGCGCATGATGCCGACTCCGCGCAAGGTCTATTCGAAAAGCAAAAGATGTTTTACAAGGCGTCGCCGCAAGAAGTTCGTCCGATGCGCAAGCTTGACAACCGGATGATTCTTCACTTCGCGAATCCTGATAGTGACGGGACGCTGGGACTTGAATCGAAGATCGGAGTCGATACCGCGGCGAATAAAAACCTGGGAGCGTCGTTCACGATTCAAGCCGTGCATCTTTCCGAACGCGCCCGGTACGAAGACGTTAATCCGCAATGGGCCGCGTCAGTAATTGCGTTGAATCAAGCTATCCCGGAATTGCCGGGAACGTTCGTAATCAAAGAAACCACGGGGCAAGGCGAGGGGCCGTTTAAGGACGAGTGGGACGATGAAGACTCCAACGAACGGAAGATATTTCTTTCCTTCGTTGCAGAGGATGAGTACCGCCTCGAACTTGAGCCGGATGAATATTTCCGACTTTCGGACGTTGCAGATACGCTTTATGGCGACGAAGAGGAACAAGCCGAATATATCCGGGCTCAAGTCGTTTATTGGTTTCCGGAGTGGGAAGCGAGGACGCCGGAGAATATCAAGCGGATTGAACACGAAGTTATGTGCCGGCTCGCGTGGCGTCGTTGGTACATCGTCAACAAGTGTAAGCGCGATAAGAACGCCTTTGCTCAAGAGTATCCGCTTACGCCAGAACAGGCGTTCGTTGCGACGGGCTCAAGTGTATTTGACGCCAAGGAATTATCTGACCGGCGGAAGCAGCTTCGCGAACGCGACAAGGCGAACGAGACGGAAGGAATAACTTACCCCGTGCGCTATCGGTTTGCGATGAAAGCGAGCGATGACCGCAAGGCTGATCCGAATTGGTGGCAACGCGCATTCTATGAGGCCGGCTATGGGCCGCTGTCGATCTATGAAGATTCAATTCCCGGTCGGCGTTATGTGATCGGCGCGGACGTGTGCGAAGGAATTCAAGACGGCGACGATTCCGGAGCCTGCGTTCTGAAGTGTCCGGATTTAATTCAGGTTGCTTCCTTCCGGGGCAACATCGACACAGACACCTATGCGGATATTCTGTTCGCGTTGGGGCGGATCTACAACGGCGCTTTGTTGGGCGTTGAAGTGAACAGCGTCGGCAAGGCGACTGTGATGCGTCTACAGCGTCTCCGGTATCGGCCTCTTTACATGCGGGAATCACTCGTACACGCGGACGTGTCGAAGCGGGTTGCGGCCTACGGATGGCGCACGACTGAGACAACGAAGCCGATGCTAATTGGCGATTTGAAAGGCGCGTTGCGCGACGATGAAATAACCCTCTTGGACATTACCACGATTGAGCAGTTGATGACCTACAAAAAACTCCCCGATGGAACACTCGGTGCCGCTCCGGGTAAGAAAGACGATCTTGTTATAGGCGTTGGAATCGCCGTTCAAATGGCGCGTCAAGTCAATATTCCGAAGTCCTCACAACCTAAAATATATCCTCGCGGATCAATGGGGCACGCTTTGCGTGAGCTGGAAAGGCACGCTGGGCGCGGATTGCGAAAATAAGTCACGAGCCCTCTTGAAATACGACACGGTTTCCATGCTAAGGTCGCTCTTGTGATTTAAGAGGGCGGAGAGCATGGCTTATCCAAATCGGAAACGTGAGACGCAAACGGGCGGGGAAACTTACGCCCTTTGGCAGACGCGCGTTACCTCCGCGTTGCGTTACCGCAAGGATCATCCGAACGGCGATCAAGCTTGGAAAGACGGCTATGAAATGTTCAAGGGAAACCACTGGGGAATCTACAATGCGTCTCAGGATCGCATTAACTCCGCAACTCCGAACGATCTAATTACTGTCAACATTACCGGCTCGAACGTCCGCTCACTACTTCCCTTCCTCGTCAATCGAAACCCGCGAATCATTGCAAAGCCCCGGCGCGCCGAATTCATCGTCTCCGCTGCGTTGCAACAGGAAATCCTCAATTACGAATGGCGCGAGCGGAGGATGCAGCGACAGATTAAGCGCGTTGTTCTCGATACAGTTATCTGTGGGCACGGCATTTGCAAGACTGGATTCAACCTCGAAATTGATGAATCGAAGAATAAGAAGCGCGACGGCGTTCTTGAGTTTCGCGATTACGTGAAAAAGGAAGCGCCGTATATCAAGCGTGTTTCCCCGTTCAAATTCATCAGCGATCCGGAAGCGCCCGAACACGATTTGAACACGTCGCGATGGTGCGCGGAGATTTTCTTTAAGCGTCCGGAAGATGTGCTTGCGAACGCTCGTTACGCGCAGGACGTTTTGACGAAGGTAAGGCGCGGCGACTATCAGCCTGGGTGTATTCCCACGTATGAGGCGCGCAATCTTGATGCATCGCTCGCGTCGCTGCAAGACAGCTATGGCGAGGATCGTGAATTGTGGGTGTTGTACGAGTTGTGGGATAAGAAATTCGAAAAGTATTACGTCTTCCTTGATGGCGTTGAACCTCCGATCTTGGAGAAAGCAACGCCTTACGATTATCTCGACGGACTCCCTTACACACGCTGCGACTTCATCAACGTTCCCGACGAACCTTACCCGCTGGGTTTGCCGGCGTGGATTAAGGATCAACAGTTTGAGTTGAATCGCGTTCGCACTCGCTGGTTTCAACACGGGCGGCGATTCAATCGGAAGTACGAAGTTCTTGCTGGCGTTCTTGGAACAGGCTCGCGGGAAATTCTTGAAAGCGGTGAAGACGGTTCCATCGTCGAAGTCGAAGAAATGGGACGCATCAAGCCGATTGACGACGCTCGCGTATCCAACGACCAAAACATTATCGAATCGCTAATCAAACAGGATATCCGCGAACTGTCCGGGCTCGACGAATTGGCACGAGGCGGAAATCTTCAGTCACGCGCCACCGCAACCGAAGTCGAAGCGCGCACGGGCTTGTTGAATTTGAAGACGGACGAGCATTCGGACGCTGTTGATTCCTTCGTATTCGAGACAGTAACGCAGGTCTCGCAGCATGTGAAGGCGAATTATGTCACGGAGAAGGTCGTACAGCTTACCGGGCCTCGCGGTCAATTCTGGGTGTCGTACTCTAAGGAAGATATCCAAGGGGAAGTCGATCTTCAAATTGAAACCGTGTCGGCTCCGAAGACCGATCCGGAGCGCGAGAAAGCCCAGGCTCTTCAGGTGTTCCAATTAATCATGCAAAACCTTCAGACGATCATGCAAATCGGTCAAGTGCAAATGGATATTGGCGCGTTGATTAAGTGGATTCTTGAGAAGATCGCGCCGGTTGATGCGGCTCAATTCTTTCCTGCCCTGGCGCAACAAGGGCCGGCGTTACCTCAGCCTGGGGCGAATGGAACAGTGCCGGCGGCTGGGCTTGATCCGGCGTTGTTGCAAGCCAACCGTGGACAAGCGGCGGCTGCGCGGGCTGGACAACAAGGCGCGCAGGCGTCCGGGGGTACGAGCGTATGACTCTTGAATTCTTTTTTGTCGCTTTTATTGTTCTGTTCTTTGCTCTTGGATATCTGTTTGCACGGGGGAAATAGTCGTGCCGATTTACGCTTATCGATGTCCCAAGCACGGAATATTCGAAGTAATTATGCAGAGTTTCCGGGATTTTCAAGAAAAACTGCGATGCCCCCTTGAATCACGACGCGGAGCGTGTGCTAGGGTGTCTGAGTATGTTGTTTCTTTGTGTGTGATGAAACCGGATTCACACTGGCATTTTAATAAATATGTTCCGACGTTGGATCGGACGTTTCGAACTGAGAAGGAATATCGGCAATTCTTGAAGGCGACGGATCGACGCGAGGCGGAGCCCGGAGACAGTTTGCAAGTAACGCGAGCAGTCGCAAAGAAGGAAGAGAAATTA